CAGAGGTGCAAAGAATTTTGTTGTGAAACACAAGTTCCCAATAATTGCTGGCGCCGGCGTTGGCGTTGCTGGCGGGTATGCATTGACACACAGACCAAAAAGTTACAATAGCGGTCCGGCAAGTTACAATAGCGGTCCGGCAAGTTACAACAGCTAAAATTACACCGGAGGACAAGATGGGTATTAGCCAATATGATTTTAACATTATCAGAAAATTAATGGGAAGTTTCAGAAATAGTCAAAAATATCCCGATCTTCGCGATACTCTTGGTAAATTTGTTGATGCTGCAGAGCAGCTTAGAAGTGCGGAAAGTGCTAGAGCGAGATTGGGTGATGTTGGTACTGTCGCAAAGAGCTTCAGCGATGTCACTTCTGGAGTAGACAAGTCGCTCGACATAATTTCAAAGATACGCAGGATGGCAACCCCGGTTGCAAAACCGAGCCTGCAAAAGCGCATTGTTGAGTCTGCAAAGGAGTACGCTCTTCCAGCTGCGCTTGTTCTTGGTGCTGGAGCAACAGCGAAGAATTTCATTGTCGACCCGATTGTCGACTCAGCCAAATCAGAGATCGCCTTCATACAAATGCCATCAGCTGTCCCGCAACTCGAGAACAAAGATACTGACGAGATGCGTCGGTACTTCAATGTTATCAAGACATTCTCTCCAAAATCTGCAACAAATCCGCTTGTTGCTGGAGCACTTGTGAACAAGATGATGGAGTTCGGTGGTGTTGACCACAAGCTCATACAGGACTTGTCGACAATGCAAAAGAACATAAACGACAACAACTTTGCCCTCAGCATTGCACCAAGAGTGTACGAAGGGGCTGTTGATAATGTGATGAAGAGTTCTGTGGATGACCCGTTTATGTATGGCGCACAGTACAAGGCGTTGGGTGCGAAATAAAGAAGGTGTTTTTATGGCGCATATAATGCCGTCTAAATATATTGGTGAGTTTTCTAAACATGCCGGAATTGTATCAAAAACAATCGCCGGTACTTATAAATTTATGAAGGCTCACCCAAGGATAGCGGCAGCATCCGTACTGGCATTACCTGCTTCGTATTTCTCCGGCAAGGCAATGCTCGGGCTTATTAACTCAATGCACACCCCGTTCTCAATGGCAAACGAAACAATTAAAGGCTCGAGGATGTCGACAACAAACAAATACCTTGCCGGGATGAGCGAAGATCTCTCCAAGATAAGGGAAGCGTCGGAATCTTCTGGAAATGACCGAAACGACGAGCCAAGACAACGGTTGATTGTACATCCGCTAAGGTGACGCAATGATAAAGTATCTTGATTACGATTCGATTGACGACTACGGGCAACACATCGTTCCTGTAAATTCGATGTATGAGTTGAACAAGACTGCGTCAAGAGGTTATTCTCCGGAGCTCATGAAGGTGATAACTGGCATGAGGAGAATGCCGAACAGGTACTATGTCGTCATCAATGCGCTCGGATCCTATGAGACGTGGGGGTGCAATCGAAACGGCGACGCTTTCCCGGTTGCCGGCCTGACACACAAATCGCTCAGGACCGACATGGGTACAGAAAACGATTACGGCTACAAGACGTTTGAGTATTATGCGAAGCTGTACAAGCACCACGCAAACAAAGACCCGAAGAGGTCCTTCGGAGATGTGATCTTCTCCCACTGGAATCCAGCCATACAGCGCGTCGAGCTCATTGTAGGGATAGACACAAAGTCAGGCAAGGATATAATCGACAGTCTTGATGCTGGCGAGCAGGTAAGCTGCAGTATGGGGTGCAAGGTCAAATACGACAGGTGCTCCATATGTGACGCAAGAGCCAAATCAAGGGCTCAATATTGCAAACACCTCAGGGATTACCTTGGAAAGATTGTCGACGCCGACCTTGCCATGACATGGAGCCGCGAACTCGGAAGGGTGATACTGCCCGGGGCACAGGTGTTCGCATGGAATGACCATCCGAGATTCTTTGATATATCGAGAGTGTATATAGGTGCAGACAGAACTTCGTACTTTATAGGGAAAGCTGCATCACTCGGCAGATATACTCATTCTGCTGACACTGCAGATGCTTACGGTGTCACCGATGACGATGTCGAAAAGGTTGCAATCATCGGGAAGAAGAGTGAAATACAGAAGAGTGTTGGCAGTGGTGATGATGACGACGTTGACGGGTTCGTGTCAAGGATAAACAAGGCGAAAGCTGTGCGGAAGATACTTGACGAGAAGATGTCTGCAGCAATAGCTTCAGAACCTCTGATTGACAACAGGGTCCTAAACTCCACTGAAGGCATACCTCTTGAAAATATACTTTCAACACTTGTCGGAATTGGAATACACCCAAAGCCGGCAGAGTTCCAAAGGATAGTTCTCGTAAATATTGGAATGAGAAATATCGCAGACGAACTCGAAGGTAACGGGATAGTGTTTGATAGCAATGTTGACTGTGTGCCACGGAGCATTGATATATCAGAGCGCATGTTCTCCCCCTCGATCGCCAGATCTATGAGTCCGTATTTTGCAAGACGCAGCTGTATGCCTCACTTCATATTCGAGAGAGTACCTGTTGTGAAGCTCGCATCAGCATCGATAAACAACGTCAAGCCAGACATGTTCTTTGTCGATAACGACCGGGAGAAAGCGAAGCCCATAATAAGCCCTGCACTCGGGCTCGCCGGGTTAGCTGCATTGTACGCAGGGTTGAAGGCGAAAGCAAACGGCATTGGTACAAGGGTGATGATCAACACGGTATTGAATAACCCGATACTGAGATCAATACTTGGCGGAGGAATCATGTACAAGATATATGAGTCATCTGCGCCGAGCGTACAACCTTCGCTGTATTCGACACCTGCATCTCAATATGAGAATTTGCTCGGGAACACGAATTTCAGTGGCATTATGAAAATGAGTTCTCTTGCACAATCCGTAGTGATGCCGAACGCATATATCGCAAATGTGTATGACCAGAATCCTGTCACAAGAAACTCAAATTCAGTACTCGGTTCGAACTCATTTCCTGAATTCGTAAAAACATCAGGATTAAGGGTTGGAGAAATAGTGAGGCTGGTTAAAAAACAACTTGAAACACGGTGGCCGTAAATTGTAGAATCACTATATTGAAAAAAAAGTATTGCACAATACAGTTGTTATACTATATTTTATGTGGTGAACAACTAACTGTTCAAAACAAATAAACGGAGGAAATTATGGAGAAGAGAATGTCCAGTTTCGAAAGTCACCTGAATATCATCGAGAGCGGACACAACAAGACCGCTTCTGCTCGCATGGGGAGCTCAAACTCTCTGTTGGCAAAACTTGCCGAAGAGCTCGGCGTTATGGATGATGAAGCTGCAGCAGCCGGAGTAGCACCTGCCGAAGTAGCACCTGCCGGAGCTCCCATTGTCGAGGGTCAGGTTTACAATGGTGACAGTGGTGTCGAAGGCGTGAATCCCGCTATCCAGAGCGCAACCGAGGGCGTTTACGCACCGCAGCTCGAAATGGCCGGCGGAGACCTTGAAGGTATGGAAGCTGGCGAACTGCCTGCTGCAATCCTGCCGAACCAGGGTGTTGTGTTTTCTGCTGGCGACGGAGATGTCAGCGATGCAAACAGCATGCACCGCACCGACCTCGCTGTTGCGGAAGCTGCCGACGTACCTCTTACCGAGGAAGAGGTGAAGGTTGCATACGAGGCCGACAAGATCGGTCGCATGATTGCCGAGTCTTTCCAGGACCACATCGAGAAGACCGCTCTCGATCGTCAGTATGCAGAGTCGCTGCAGTACCTCAACGACGAAGGGCTTCTTGAAGGCTACAGCGTGAACGACGTGTCCGGCCTTGACAAAACTGCGTCGCTCGCCGGACTCGATGGCTCCCTGGAGAAACTTGCAAACAATAATCCGATGAGCAAACGCGAAGTTATCGCCGCCGCAATCGAGTATTCCGAGATTCAGAAGGTTGCTGCCGAACAGGAGTATGAAGGTCGCACAGATGCCCGGGAATATGCGGCAGAGATCGAGAAGCAGGCCCGTTACGACGCTCGCCTGGCGTTGAATGAGTACAACTCCCTCGTCGCCCAGGCTGAAGAGGAAAGTATCGAGAATGAGAAGGTTGCGTCGCTGATGAGCGATCCTCAGGTTGTTGCTGCGGTGAATATCCTGAAGAGTCGCGGAGTGATGTGATAGTGGGTAGTGTTACCTCGAGGACTGATATCGGCAGGCTGATCCTGGAAAGTGTCTGTGGTCAGCCTTCCGTAAAAACAGCATCGGATAGGTTCGCAAAAGACGAAGCGAGGAAGGTTTCAAATGGCCTTTCCAAGATAGCGTCTTACGAATACAATCCGGATGTCTACAGGTCAGTCCAAGAGGTGATGAAGATAGCATCGGTTCAGATCGACAAAGCTGTGAGAGCTGTTGAAGAGTGCGAATCAAGAATATCGGAACTGGAAAAGGCTGCAGAGATACAGTCGATAATTGACACCATGATTGATCGCGGGTTGATAGACATCGCAGACAGTCATGAGAAGATTGCCGACCTTGCATCGAAAGACCTTAAACAGCTTGATATAATCAAAGAGGCGATGAGCTTCGTTCGCGGTTCTAAATCAGGTAACATCTTTTTCGAAGAGAAGTGTGCAGAAGAAAAGTCGCCCCGCAAGAGAGGTATGTTTGACGGGGTCCTTTAACACCTGAAGAGGAAGAGGAATCAAAATGCTGGAAGTTCTTACCCCGCTGTCGAAGGTTCACCGTGTGAGCCGCCAGGTCGATCCCGACAATTTCGTTGCAGTTCCCGGCATCTGGGCAAAGCTCGCAAGTGACGGGTCTGTTGAAAACATCACCACTGACGCTCCTGCTCTGTCGTGCAAAATGGTCATCAACAGCGCATCCGACAACAAGTACGAAAGCCACGACATCACCATCGGTCGTATTTCCACGATCGAAGAGCCCGGCGTCCGCTGCCGTGTCGACACCGAGTGCTATGTTGACTCGGTGAATGTTGCCGTCGGCAAAGACCTTGTCGTCTCATGCGAAGATGGATCCGAAGGGAAGCTCGCTGTTGAGGACGACCTGGTTAAAACTGGCAATTATGCGATCGTTGCGCGTGTTGAGGAGTTCGATTCGGTGAACGACATCATGACGTTCGTCACTGTCTCGCCGCGCACGCTGACAGTTAGCTGATAGTATTGTTCTCTTGATAGCTGCCCCAGTCGGGGCAGCATAATTTTCATCAATTATCTGGAGGTTTGAAATGATTAGTGATCTCAACGCAATCCAGTTCAATGAAGCGTTCATTGAGAAGGTTGCAACCATGGAGGGTCAGGCGGAACTGTCCGAAGCTGGACGTGCCTATGTGAAGACCGAGCTGCTCGAAGCGGCCGTGTCTCGCGCAATCATCCCCCAGGAACCCATCACCGTTGCAGACTGTCAGAAGAACGTCAACGACGACTCCCTGTATCTGATTCGCGAAATCGAACCCGATGCCGGTGCAGTTGGTGTTGACAATCTCGGTGAACCAGACGGCCAGTTCGTTCGCGGCAGCCGTTACATCATTCCTATCGTCAACCTGGCTACCCTCCGGTTCCAGATCACCATCGAGTCCCTTCGTGCATACCAGTACAAGATCACGAAGCGCATCGAGGACAAATCGGTTCCGATCCTGGAGAAGCTGGAAGACAAAATCTTCCTGCGACTGATTGCTGCCGCCCTCAGTGTCAACTCCGCCGGATCCCAGAAGGCAGTTGACTCAGCAGGAACCACGTCACTGACCATCGACACCAAGGATTTTGTGAAGCTGAAGAATACTCTGGCTTCCGGAATCAACGGAAGCGACCCGAAGCGCAAAGAGGTTGCCTGCATCCTCATGTGCCAGGAAGCTTTCGAGACCGCTGTTATCCTCCCCGGTGCCGGTGACGATTTCGGCAAAGACCGCGTCCTGAACGGGATCACGTCGGACACACTGTTTGGTACCCGCATCATCAAGACGATCAAGAGCGACCTGCTCCCCGTCGGACACCTGTGGGCTTTCACATCGCCCGACTTCCTTGGCCACAACTTCTCCCTGGGAGAGCCGAACTTCGAGATCAAATCCAATTTCGGTCTCATCGAGTGGCAGACGAAGGAATCGATTGGTACCGGTATCGGAAACGCCGCAAGCGTTGCCCTGCTGACACTGACCGGTTCTGTGAACCCTGGCGGAAACACCGATCTCACCGTGTCCTCCGATGGTACCGTCACAAGCAACATCAAAAACTACTACGCAGGCCTGAAGGTCTGATAGGAGTCGCCCGTTGCGTCGGAGCCCGGCCTCACATAGTGCGGCTGGGCTTTTTTAATTTAAGCTTTTCCTTGAAAAATTCGTGGAATGCAGTTATATTGATATAAAACAAAGGAGTATTCATGATATACTTTGTCGATTTCAGTTCAGACACTACCGGAGTTGGAACAGAAGAATCTCCGCTTACATACGCCGACCTTGTCGCAATGCCTGACAAGGCGGGACACACTTTCAAAGCTCGCGGCAGATACGACGCAGGCAGCAATAACATCTCGTTCTCAGGGTTTGAGCTCATATCTTGGGACAAGGCTTTGTATGGGCCGTGGAGGCTCAAGGGTGTACAGATATGCTTGCCTGGTGTTACCGAGGGCGGCATTATCATAGGCGGACAGTCTGCAGGCGGCTCTGTTGAGGTTAATTCCTTAAACAGGGTTGTCGGGCTTCCGATCAAGACAACAGGTTGTTATATATCTGCATATCAGATCACCATGCTACCACTTGGGAGTTTGGAGCAGACAATCATACTTGGCAGCACGGTGAGGGCTGTCAACAGGGTGTTTTTTGATTTTACGCAGGCAAACTCGAGGCTCGCGTGGGTAGACAGTATATTCAAGACACCGGCAATGGACACACAAGGACAAGGCGCAAGCGCAGAGCTATCACTGACCAACTGCCTTGGTGTTGATGGGCCGGCCTCGACGTGGGGAACATTTACTGATTGTGATGCAAGTGCGGTCTCTCCTGAATCTTGGCCAGGATTCAGTAGCGAACAATCAGAATTCTTCTTGTTTTCAGATATGCCAACCCCGCCATCACCAGGATACGGTAGCCCCGACTATGTTGGTTACGAGACAGATTTGTTTGGAAACCCGAGACAGTATATCGGGGCCACGATCTCCAA